ACAATTTATATACCCTCTCCGACAATTCAAAACACGTTTGCGGATAATCGGCGTAAATATCAATCTGAACAGTCGTATCATTCGTAATGACTGTATTGTCGTATGACATTGAACCTTTGTCCGTAAGCGTGTAATATGCTATTGCAGGCAATTTATTAAAATTATCGGGATATGCAAAACATACACTTACACCGTCTATTTGCTTTAAAATATCCCGTAATTCCAAACCAATATCAAACACCGTACCCCTCCCTAAATTTCATAATTATTTCACTTATGTTATTTTTCAGTGCAGGTACGAGGAACGGCTGTGGTGCTTGCCCCGACGTTGTGTAAAATCGACCGCCACTGTAATACGTCCAGTGTCTTTTTGACGTATGCGAAACAGATTTGTCGCCCTTTGAGCCTGTGCCAAATTCGACATAAATACCGTAATCGGCAGTCGGACCGATTGCAACACTGTCACCGTCCACTTGGCTTACGATACTGCCTTTTAATCGCCCTGTTGCAACAGGACAGTTTGCCACTGCGTGCGCTCTTACGACTTCACCCGCCATTGCCAAACCTCGCTGTATTTTATCGCCCGACGCATACTGTGTCAGCTTGTCAACAACGTTCTCTATCCCCTCGATTGAAAAATTCATTTCAGCCTACTCCTTTCGAGCATTGCTACCAAACCGCTGTCCCATTTCTGCACATATGTTATATCATATATGTCGCCGTCATATTCGACCCTGTTTCCAACCTTTACGTCGTCTGACATATCGCAGAACATACGCATTTGACATTCTATATCTAAACCGTATTGCTCTCTTGCTCTGCCACCGCTGTACGGTTGTACATCGGCTTTGATTTCGGATAATACAGTCTTTTCGGTTTTACCTGTATAGTCGTCAATTTCATATTCTGCGATTATAACAGTTTTATCGTAAAAATCATTGAATACTGATGTCACTCGGAACACGCCCCTTTCGTTTTCGGAACGGGTCAAGGCGTTTATAATAGTTGCTGAAAATCTTGTCGTTGTCGGTTTCGGTGTATGTAACGGAGCGTTCGCCCTCACTTATGCTCTTGACTACTTCGGGACTTTTACTGCCCCCATAACCTTTCGCCCTGTACATATCCGCCGCAATCTTCGGAACAAGGCTTTCAAGCTGACGAGGCAGTACATCAATATGGCAATACGCCATAATCATATTAACCGTGTCATCAATCAAAAAGGACAACAAGCTGTCTTGCTCGTCGTCCTTAATTCCCAACAACATTTTTAGTGTCCCCAACTGCTCCATATTATTCACCGCTTACAACGTCGGCACTGCCCGACTTTCTCGCCTTGCCGTCTGCGGTAACTTCCGCAACTGTAATCTTGTGACCGTTTGTTGCAGTGATTTCGTCACCGTTGTTAAACTCTGTCCACTTCGACAAATCGTCGTCATACGCAACACTTGGAGCGGTGCTTGCGGCAGTCTTGTAAACCAACTTGTGACCGCCGATAGGCTTTGGCGATACCGTAATAACAGTGTTGCCTGTTGTGCCGGCAACCGATTCAACGTCCAATTCACCCATCGCCGGAACACCGTTCTTAAATGCGGCAAATGCGTCGTCCTTAACAACAAGGAAACCTAAACGCATAGTAGCCTTAATAGCTACCATATCTTGCTCGGCAAGTGATAGCGGTTTACCGTCACTGTCAAGAGTGCCTTGTAGTGTAGCCTCGGTAAGAATTTCGTAATTGATACCTGCACGCATACCGACAACGGCATACTTGAAGTTACCTGTGATAATATCGGCACGTTTGTTGTCCCACGCACCGTTGCGCACAAATTCGATAGGCTGACCGTACAGCTCACCGCCTGTTGTACCGTTGACATATGCAGGTGCGCCGTTTGCGTCACGCAATTTTCTCAGCATATTCTTAACACCGATACGACCGATAAATCCCGACGGGTCATAGCCGTTTTCTTCAATCATTGACATTGCGTCAGATATAGCAATATCAATATTTGTGTTGTCTGTAACAACCATATGCTTGCTGTCTATAGCGTTCATAATGTTTGTCTTGAACGGCGAATTTGTACCGAAAATGCACGCCGCGTCAATCGCTCTGTAGAATGCCTCTGCAATTTCCGGCTTTAGTTCTTCAAATACGCTGATAGTCGTATCTTCCAACTTTTCCTTTGTTACCGGAATAATAACGGCTAACTTCTTAGCCTCGATTTCAGGGTGAATCCAAGTAGCACCGCTTGTTTTAATTCTCTCACCCTCACCGACCCAGTAAGCACCCGGACCGTCTGTAAGTACGTTAAACTTCTTTTTCTCGTGTTTCATTTCCTCGACTTTCGCCATTCTTAAAACACTTGAACCCCTTGTCACCATTTTGATGATGTCTGTTGCTTGCTCGACAGGCACAAAACCTGTCAATTCATTTTTCAAATAACTCATTTACACTTCACTCCTTATCTCTGATTTTCTCTGATTATGTCCATAAAACTGCCTGTGTTGTGACCGCCACTGCCACCGTTTAAATTCGGTGTTTTGCCCTTTAAACGCTCGGTAACACCTGCTTGTACATCTTTGTCATAGCTTTCTTTTATCTTGTCGATAACCGCCTTTGTGCTATCCTTGTCCTCTGCTATGATGTACTTTGCAATCTCGGCAGACAATCCGACTTTGGCAAGTTCCGTTTCGGCATATGCAACGATTTTTTCACGTTCAAACTCCGCCTTTTCTTTTTCAAAATCCTCTCTTGCCTTGTCGTCCTCTTCCTTTTTGCGTTGGTCTGCCGATAGCTTAGCTTTTCTCGCGCCCTCGTTTTCAGCGTCCATTAGCTTTTGTTCAAGGTCCTTTTCCCATTCAGCCTTTGCTTTTGCCACTGCGTCCTCAATCGCCTTGCCCTCGTCGCCTGTCGCTGGTGTCGGTGGTGTCGGGTCTGCCGGTGGTGTTGGATTTGGTGTTGGATTTGGTGTTGGCTCTGCCATTCAAATCATTCCTTTCTAAAAAAAATTGTATAAAAATAAGACGTATAACCCCACGTCTAACAGGGAGATAATCGGATCACCATTCCTTTCTTCTATGTGTATGTTGTGCCTACTCTCACACTATCACCGCCTTTCAATAAATTTGAATATCAAAAAAGCACGTCTGCAAACGTGCTTTTAATATTTAATTTATATTTAGTTTTTTCTTACACACTCTTTTTCATTAAATCATATCGTATATAATTTTTTTCCGATATTATTAACATCTCCCGCCAACAATAACTCTGCATTACTATCAATTAATCGTTTATGATTATTTATCATCGCTACTGATAATATTTTAAAGCGGTTTCCGTTTTCATCTGCAACATATCCCCCATTTTTTAAGTTTATACCGTTGTCATTGATTTGTACCGATATATTTTGTCCAATTTTCAATGAATTTATTATATCCATATCACACACCGCCTTTTTTATAGTATAGTTTTAATTCATTTTTGTAATCATTTAAAGCCTTTTCTGTTTGTTCGACCTCAATTTTAGTAAGTCTGTATGCTTTTTGGTATCTTAGTAATTTCTCTTGTGCCTCTATTTCACACTTTAATCGACTAATATAACTTCCATCATTTTTCCCCGTTCCATATTGAGCGGAATGTATAAGCTCTTCAAATAC